ACCATCGCCGCCGTTGCCATCACCGCCCCCGTCGTCACGGTCCTGAAGATCCGCGAGCGGCGCGCCGAGAGCCGGTGGATGAACGAAATCCCCGCCCGCAAGGTCCTCTAGGAGACAGCCATGAAGCTCGCCATCATCTTCGAGGTCCCCGACGGCGACGACGCGTACGCCGACGCGATCGGGCGCACCGTTGCCCGCATGATCCAGCACCACGCGTTCGCCGAGGAGCAGGCGATCAAGCACTGGTCGTTCGACCTGGAGATGCGCCCGATCGCCGGTGCCCTTATCCCTGACAGCGTGCTGACCGACCAGGCAGAAACTCTTGCCGCGCTACTGCTGGAGAGCTGACTCGTGATCACCCCCAAGAAGGTCACCCCCACCAAGTGGTCCGACGTCAAGACCCGCATCGCCGCCGCCGCCGCGAAAACGGCCGCCGAAGGCAGGACCGTGAAAGTCGCCGTCAAGACCCAAGGAGGATGACGGTCATGCAGAACGCCACCCAGACCCGCGCCTGCCGTCACGTCACCGCCCGCGTGGTCGTAGGGATGACCGAGACCCAATACGCGCGCTGGCGCAGAAGCTCCTACAAGATCCACTGAACCACCGCGCACCAGAAGAGCCGGGCTGACCACCTACGATGGTGGCCATGCCCGGCTCTTCCATGCTGTACGCCATCTACCTTCTCGCCTTCGCGCGACTCGTCGTCCTGCTCTGCCTGGACGTGATCACCCGCAAGCCCCGGCAGCGCGTCATCGACGCCCTGGAGGAGCGCGGCCACGAGATGGTGGCCTACCTGGTCACCTGTCCTTGGTGCGTGTCTGTCTGGCTGGCCATTCCTGCCGCCCCGATCATCTACGCTTACGGCCATCACTGGTGGCTGTTCGTGCCCGCCCTCGTCCTGGCGCTCTCGGGTGCCGCCGGTGCTCTCGCCCGCGTGAAGGGATAGACGGAGTGGGGCTGCTGAAGCGCAAGACCGTTCCGGCCGGAGGGATCGACGGCCCCGGCACGCGCCCGGCGGCCCTCACCGCCGCCGCCGTCCCCATCAACCTGGGCGACGCCACCTCGTGGCAGATGTTCAAGCTCGGCGACCACCGCTGGCAGTGGGAGTCGTGGAGGCACTACGACATCTGCGGTGAGCTGCGGTTCGTCGTCAACTGGATCGGCAACGCGATCAGCCGCTGCCGTCTGTACGCGGCCGACGTGTCCGACGACGGCACCGTAGGCGACGAGACCGGCGACGCGCAGGCCAAGCTGATCGCCGAGACCATGTTCGGCTCGCCTGCCGCGAAGGCGCAGGCGCAGCGCCTGATGGGCATCAACATGATGGTCGCCGGGGACGTGTTCATCGTCGCCGAGGGCTACCAGAACACCGGGCAGGACGGCACGCCGGACCAGGACAAGTGGTATGTGTGCTCCTCGAGTGAGGTGTTCCGCCGGGGTGACGACATCATGGTCCGCCGCTCGATCACCCACGGCGGCGGCACGTACCGGCTGGACCCGGCCAAGGACCTGCTGATCCGGGCGTGGAATCCGCACCCGCGACGGCACGACGCCGCCGACTCCACCACCCGGGCGATCCTGCCGGTGCTGCGCGAGCTGGAGTCGTGCACGAAGCGCGTGTTCGCCGAGCTGGACTCGCGTCTCCTGGGCGCGGGCATGCTGCTGCTGCCGGACAACATCGACTTCCCCCGGCAGCCCGACGACCCGCCCGGCATCGAGGGCTTGACCGCTGTGCTGACCCGCACGATGGCGACGTCGCTTCAGCAGCGCGACAACGCGGCAGCGATCGTGCCGATCATGTTGCAGGCGTCCGTCGAGGCCCTGGACAAGATCAAGCACCTGACGTTCGACTCGCAGATCTCCGAGCACATCACCACGATGCGCACCGAGGCCGTGAAGCGGATGGCGATGTCGCTGGACATCCCGCCCGAGGTGCTGACCGGCATGGGTGGCACCAACCACTGGTCGGGGTGGCAGATCGAGGAATCCTCGATCAAGATCCACATCGAGCCGCTGCTCATCCAGCTAGCCGACGCCCTCAACGTCGGCTACTACCAGCCCGCGCTGAAGGCCGCAGGTGTCAAAGACCCGGAGAAGAAGACTCTCTGGTTCGACATCGCCGCCCTCACCGTCCGCCCCAACCGCTCCGACCAGGCCCTCCAGTTCGTCGAGAAGGGCATCATCAGCGACAAGTCGGCCCGCGACAACGCGGCCTTCACCGACGACGACGCCCCCGACGACAAGGAACGCGTCTACAAGATCGTCAACGCGCTGGTTCTCGCCCAGCCCGCCTACGCCGGAGACCCCGCCGTCCAGAAGGTCCTCGGCCTGCCGAAGATCTCCATGCCCGCCCCGCCAGCCGCACCGCCAGCCGAAGGCGGGGACATGCTCAACCCCGGCGACCCCGGCTACGACGAGGCAGGCACCGAACCCTCCGACGCCGGGAACCGGCCCCTGCCTGGCCTGCCGTCGGTTGCCGAGGCCGAGGCCGGAGGCGCACCCCCGAAGAAGGGCCAGAAGCTGGGGCAGCTCGCCGCGTCCGCAGCCGCCGACGAGCCCCTGTTCTACGCCGCTGACAGCGCCGTACGCCGCGCCCTCGAGATCGCCGGTGGCCGACTGGTGCCCGGCCCCCAGCGGGCCCGCTACGCCGTCCCCAAGCATGAGCTGCACACCCAGATCGTCCCGACCGACCAGCGCGTCCCCGCCCTGCTGGCCGGGGCGTGGGTGCACGTCCGCGAGCAGGCCCCACGCATGGGCGTCGACCCGGACCGGCTCGAGGAACTGCTGGGCGGCTACTGCACAGAACTTCTGACCCGGGGCATGGCGCACGACCCTGACGACCTGCGCTCAGCGTTGCATCACGCCCGGAGGGACCTCGCCCCATGAAGATCGAAAACGATTACGAGTGGGATGCTGAGCAGGCATTCGACGTCCCGTACCGTCCCATACCGTTCCACCATGTTCCATTCCATCCCGTCCGAGGGCCACGCGAATACACGTCGCCCAGCACCTACGGCGGCCAGCGCCCAGACGACTACCGGGGCGACCGGCGCGCCGCCAGCCCGTTGAGCGAAGAGGATCAGGGATGGGTCGCCGCTTTAGCCCTACTGGGGCTCTGCATGCTCGTCGGCATCGCCGGGTGCGCCGCCTTCGGCTGGCCGCTCGGCTGACAAGGAGAGGACGATGACGCAGCCGAACCTGCCTGACGCCGCCAAGCAGCAGCAGGCCGCCGTCGAGGTCTTCGCCCAGTACGAGCCGCCGCTCTACGAGGCGTACCTCGAGATGATGCTCGAATGGCTCGCCGCCGTCCGTGGCGCCATGTTCGCCGGAGGCGTCGTCAGCCTCGGCCTCGTCCCCGACCCGATGGCCGTTTTCTCCAAGACGCCCCTGTGGAACGAGCTGACCGACAAGTACTCCGAGCAGGTCGCCCGCGACGTCCTCGCCGCCCCGTACAAGGACCTGTTCGCCAACGGCACCCTGTTCGAGTCGAGGCCGTTCGTCCGCAACTGGATCGCCGCCCGCGCCAATCGGCTCCAGCACGTCCCCGACGAGGTGTACGGGCTCGTGCAGCACGTCATCGACTCCGCTACCGTCAACGGGGCCAGCATCCCCGACGTCACCAAGCAGGTCCAGGAGCTGTTCGACGCCACCGACGTCCAGACCTGGAAGAACCGGGCCCGCACGGTTGCACGCACTGAGGTCGTCGGCGCGTACAACGGCGGGCTGTACGACGCGTTCGCCATGGTCGTCGAGGCCGACCCCGACACCGCGTACGTGAAGCGCTGGCTGGCCACCGAGGACCACCGCACCCGCGCCGACCACAAGGACGCCGACGGGCAGGTCGTGCCGTGGGGTCAGCCGTTCATGGTCGGCGGGTTCGCGATGCAGTACCCGCACGACCCGGAAGGCCCGCCGCAGGAGGTCATCAACTGCCGCTGCACCATGCTCCTCGAGCAGGCCGGTGAGCCGACCGACATGAGCAACCGGCAGTACAAGGGGCCGCCCAGCCTGTCCGCCAGCGTCACCCTGCTCCAGGCCGCGTGCACCGACGGGCAGTTCTGCATGCAGACCCACAAGCCGGGCCTGTGCAAGGGCCAGAAGCGCGGCCAGACCGAACCTGGCGTGCAGGACGAGACGAAGAAGAACCCCACCCAGATCGCCCAGACCGCCGTGAAGGGCCTCACCCAGGCCATCACCCAGGCGCAGGCCGTCGCGACCGCCAACGCCATCCGCAACCCGAAGCTCGCCGCCATGGCACGCAAGGCGGTAGCCGACTACGCCAAGGCGCTGCGCCCGCACGAGCAGACGCTCCGGGACGCTGCACGTGCAAACGCCCGCGCCAAGGGTCAGGCCGACCAGGACACCCGCCAGCAGGACACCCTCGACAAGCGTGCCGCGAAGAAGCGGGAGTCGCTGAAGAGGCGCGCCGACGCGATCATCGCCCGCCGCAGGGAGCGTGAGAAGGTCGCGAAGATGTCGAAGAGGCAGCGCGCCGCGTACGGGAAGGCGAAGTCGGCGCAGGCCAAGGCTAAGCACAAGGCCGCCGAGGACAAGGTCCTGAAGGAAGCAGCCAAGGCGTAGCCTGGTGTCCATGCTGCGCCGACGGATCACCAATGGCTGGGAGCAGGACGTTCATTCGTCCTGGCGTCGCCTGTACTGCCGCTACCAGCACGCGGGTGTGGCCAAGCGGGTCAAGGTCGGTACCAATCGACGAGAACGGCACGAAGGTCGTCAGGCCATCCGGGAAGATCGGTACGACGCGCTGTGAGCCGGATGCTGCGGAAGCGCTCGACCTGTCCGGTGCCGGGCCATGGGACGCGCTGTGAGGTTGCCCGTGAGGTGGGCGCGGTCCGATACTCCTGTACGACGGAGAAACGTTTGGCGATGAGGTTCGAGCTGCGCGAGGCGGACCTTCAAGATCAAAAACAATCGCTATGATCCTGGCATGAACCTCGGCTCGTACAGCGTCACGGTTGACCTCGGCCAGATCGACCCCGAGCTGTACGAGACCATCACCGGCAAGCAGCCGTTCAGCCTCTACAGCGTCGTCGCCTCCATCGGCAGTGCCGCCAACGACGACCTCGGCGGCCCGGCCGCCGTGATGACCGCTTGCATCGGCTGGCTGCACCAGGACGACGACGCCCACGAGACCTGCTCGCTGACCGCCTGCCTGAACCCGCTGCACCCCGGTCCGTGCAAGGGCTGGAAGGGCAGCCTGTTCAAGGTCGCCCCCAACGCCTACCACGCCGTCGAGGCCGCCCGCGTCGAAAAGGCCAACGCCGCCCGGGTCAAGAAGATCGAGGCGCTGAAGCAGGCCGGGAAGCCGATCCCGAAGAAGCTGCTCACGCCGATCGTCGCGAA